TCCGATATAACTGCCCAAGCGAGCACCAGCACGGGCAAACTAAGAATTATCAAAACTGCCTCGTCTTTCCAGTCTGATTGACGAGCTTCTAGCAATTTTCCCTGATAAGCTTCGTCACCACGGGCCATACGCTCTGCATGCATCAATTGTGCATCAGACATTGCCATTTTCGTCTTCTGCTTGTTAGCGTAAATTTTACTTCCTGCAGAGACGGCTAGTTTAATCGCCGATAACCACATAATTAGAACGCTTTAGAGTTTCTTTTCTTTTCTGCTAACATTCTTTTCTGACCGCCAACTGGCATTTCAGGTTTTCCTGTAGCAATATAGTTAAAAGCTTGGTCAGCAGTTGTTTTAGATCTAGGATCTACTTCAACTTGTTGATCTGCAACTTTAACATCTTTTATTTTGTCTAGTTTTTGCATTTATGCTCCTTTTTTTACTCCTTTTATAACACCTTTGTTCTTAGATGCATAGAATATCTTTTTACCTCTCTCTTTACCATACTGTTTCTTCATGGATTTCATAATTTTTTTACCTTTTTTGTTAAGTGGCATTAATTATCCTCTGTAATTACCGCTGCTTGCTTAACTCCGGTCTTTGCAAGGCTAACACCAGCTCTTAATTTAGCTAAATCTTCGTTTTGATCCATTTTATCTTCTGCAATCTCACCTTGTTGCATCAATCTTGCTCTTGCAAGGTCAATTTGAGCTTCATCGTTGTCTTTTTTACGTTCATTTTCCATCGCACGTAGGTCAACTTCACGTGATTTTAATTTTAGAAGAGGATCATTGTCAAATTGTGATGTAATTTGTTTTTCTTCCTTCATATACTCCTCTGTCATCTCCGCAATCAACACTGCTTTTCTTGATTCTACTTCATTTGTTAGTGCTTGAAGCTGTGCTTGTATCTGTGGATTAGTTGCAGCTTGTTGTTGCATCATCATCATTTGTTGCATTTGCTCTCTAAACTCTAATTGCACCTGTTCTTGTGCCATTAGACTAATATGTTCTAAAATATTTTTTTGTATTGCTGCCATAACCGCAGGATTATTTCTAACAATGTTAGTTGACATAAAATTTAAGTGAGCTGTCATGTGTGCTCTATGATCTTGACCAGGAAAAGCTTGAAAAGGTTTACCAGCTAAGGCATTAATGTGTTCTAAACTTGGATCCATTGGCATATTTGGTGCGGGTGGTGGTAAAACTGCATCAACATTTTTTACTCCAACTGCTTCATACATATTTCTATAAATCTGATACATGTTGTGTAGTGCAGGATTAGATGTTGCTATTTGTAATTGTGTTTGTGCTAATGTAATTCTTTGCGACATTGAAAATATATTTGGATCTGCAACTGGCACGACATCTATTCTATCATCAAAGTCTGTTTGTTTAATATTTCTCATTCCACCCACAACATCGTATGGATAGTCAGGTGGTAAATATTGTGCGACTACTTTAGATAATAATTTAAACTCTTCCTTCATCGCTGCATAACATCTTTTGTGTATAGCAGACATGACTCTTGAACCACGCTCTAATAATGCAACTGTTGTTCCAACAGCCGCTGCTTGATTACCATCACCCACTTGCATATCAGCAATAGCCGCGAATCTTTGACCAGCGGATACAACTACACCTAATAAATTTAATAATGTTTGTGATGGTTCTTTGTATGGTAATGGAAAGAATGCATCTCTTAAATTACCACCTGGTGCATCTACATCTTTAAATTCACCTGGTTGTATTGGTGATGCTTCATCTCTAACTCTTACACCTCTTTGTTTAAATCCTGCAGGTAAGTTTGATAAAGTTCCTGCATCTAATAATTGACGGAGAGCCGCCGTTGCCGTACGACTCAATCCGCCAATCATATGAATGAGTCCAAAGCCATAAAATCCTAGTCCTGGCAGAAATTTAAAATGGACAAAGTATTGGATCTTATTTTTCTTTAGATCATCGGGCGCATAGTTTCTCCGTATGGAGAGAACTAATCGGCTACCTTCCTCGACTGTTACGATGTAAGGTAATTTTATTCCTGTTGGTTCCCCTTCAGGACCAACTTCTTCAAAACCTTCTAAGTCTAAATTAACATGACACTCTAATAGAGTATACATTGTGTCCTGTTTACCAACTTTTTTAGTTCCGTCTAATTCTTTTTCTTTTTTCTCAACAGAGTTTTGTTCAACATTACCTGGTGGTGCTAAATCTATATCTCTATAAAAACCATTTACTTGTTGTTTACGTAATTCATTTTCTGACATTTTAATGACATGAATAACAGATTCTGCATCGTCTAAACTTGTTGCTGTGTATGGCACAACTAATTCATCTGCGGGTATAAATTTAGATACGACTCTACCCATCGGTACATCGTAATAAACTTTTTTAAATGTAGATCCTGCTAATGGTAAATGAAACAACATAGCATCAAACTCTGCTTCGTATTCTTTCATCTGATCCATAATTAAATAATTCATGTAATCTTTAACACGAACAGATTGTTGTTCTGTTTGTGGATTCTTAGCCCCAATAACTTGAGTTCTTACTGGTCCATCTGCGGGTAATAATTCTTTGTAAGCTTGTGCTTGAAACTGTGTCACCGCTTCTGCTAATACAGGGTGAGTTGCACCTGAAGCTCCTTGAAACGGTTCTGTTCTATTTTCATATTTAAAACCTAAAAGGTCTAACCCAGTTATATAAGATGATTCCCAATCTTTTCTGGATGCTTTGTAGTCCATAAAATTTTGAACCATATCACCACCAATTGGTTCTAATACATCATCTGGTAAAAGTTCTGCTAAGTTATCAAAGTGTGATTCTGTTCCTGGTACGTTAATTGCACCCGGTTCATAATCTAAAGTTACGCCACCGTCTTCTTCTGGTATGACCTCGATTGGTCCTTTTTCTTCTACTGGTTCCTGAACAGCAACATCTTGTATCTCTTCTTGTGAAGGGATCTCTTCTTGTTTTCTAGTGTTCGGGAGTCCTTTGTCTATTTCTGCCATATATACTCCTAGTAGTTTCTAACACGGTTTTTAAGGGATAGCAACCCTTGTGAGTTTGGTCCTGATTCTGGTGGTGGTCCTGAATCTACGCCTGCTATTTTAGCAATACCACCGCCTGCTAATGGTTGTAAAACATTAGCACCTTGTGTTCCATAAACCTGCTCGTCACCATATATTTCAGCTTGTTGGGATAAAGGCATTTGTTTTAAATCATCTCTATAAGCTAGTATATCTTTTGCCGACACATTTTGACCTTCTGCTCTAAGTGCTTGTGCTAGATCTATTGCGTCCGAAGTTTTTAATTGCATAACATCTGTGGGCAATGTTGGGAACATATTTAAATTTAAATCCATCTGACTTGGTTGTTTTGGAAATATTCTAGTAGATTCTGTGTCTGTGTAATCACGTATCCCAGGTATACCCTCCATTTGATCTTTTAATGATTGTTTTGCAAAATTTGATTTAGCCATCTGTGTGTCTGCAATCTCTTGTCCTTTTCTATCTATAAATTGTACTATATCAGACGAAACTGTATTTTCTTGTACTGCCTTTTGTGCTGTTTGTAATTGTGCTTGTGTCATCTGTATGTCTGAAGTTAAATCGCCAATGTAATCCTCGCCACCTTGATTACTTATATCCTCTAAATTTTTTAATTTACTCTGCAAAGAATTTACCAAAGCTTGACTGTTTCTAAATTTATCCACAGCTAATTTTTGATCAGAAAATTTACCAAATTTTTCTGCCTCTATACCCGATCCAAAATCAGTTGCACCAAACGTAAGTGTGTCTATAGATTTTAAAAGAGCATTAGTTGGTTGCTCACCTAATAAAGTTCTTCCTGCCGCTTCTAATCCCACGTATGCAAGTTCTGGTATTATACCATATTTCATGAGTCCACCTACTACCACACGGCCACCTCTTAAAAGTTTTGCTGCGTCTTGTACTTGATCTGCTGTTTTAAATTTACCATCATTAAAATTTTTTGCACCACTTGCAATACAATCATCAAGACTAGCAGGTCCGGTTGCATAACCTATTCTGCCACCATCCTTGTTGCCTTTACCAAACTGCACGGCACATGTGCCATCGCCAAATGATGCTAAAAGTTTTTGTATTTTAATAGGACCAACTTCACCTCTTTCTGCCTGAGCTTTAACTATTTTTCTAAATTCTTTTTCTTGTTTTAAATCTAAAGTTGTTAAGTCTATCGCATCCTTTGACACTGGCGTTCCACCAATTTTTTTAACAATTATTGGTTCTCTTTGAATTGGCAAACCATATTCGTCTCTTGGCAAAGTAAACTGATTAAATCCTACATAACCTTTGTATTTTTTTGGTAATTTATCGATTGCACTATTTACGATCTTTTCTGCTTGAGCATTAAGTTCATCAGATCTTTTCATGTAATCCAAAGCAAGACCTTCTTGTTTATTATTCATAGCCTCTAATGCTAGTCTATTATTTTTTCTAATAGCAGCTGATATTCTGTTTAATGATTCATTAAATTTACCACCTATTTTAGAATTTATTCGTTGATTAATAATTAGAACATCATCTGTTGTTAATGGCACTCCACCTGCAATCTGTCTTATGTGATGGTAATTATATTTTTTTGTTCCTGCTGCTTTAGTTCGATCAGTTTCTTCTAAAGCTTTTGCTCTTCTATCTTTTGTGTCATATTTTTTTTTAGGATCTCTAACTCTTACTTGTTTAGGATTTTCTTTAAAATAATTATCTACAAATGTTTGTGCTTCTTTTAATGTCTCGGCACCTCTTCCAGGTATAGTAGTTTTATTTGGCCCTACTCTTGGTTTATAAAATACTTTTGTTTCACCTGTTTTTTTATTTTTATAAGTTACTTCTTTTATACCATCCTTATATGGAGTTTCTGACTGCACAAAAAATTCATCTGGCAGTGATTTAAGTTTAGCATCTTTAACTTCTTTTATAGACTTATATAGTTTTTTAATTCCTCCACCTGCACCAGTAGTTGTATATCTCACAGATCCTGTTTTATTATTTTTTATTTTAAATATTTGACTTTTATCTCTTCCTTCTCCAATAAACTCTCCTGTTGGAATTTTGTCTCTTGTATTGTCAAATTTTACAGTAGGTCCGTTCTTAAATCCAATCCGTCCACCATCAGCTTTCTGTTGTCGTTCACGTCTTATGAATGCATTGATAGCTTCTACCTCTTCAACGGTTTGTGTTTTTGGTGGGATAGGTGCTTTGTTTGCAGGAAAGACATCAGGAAGTTCTGGGTTATCTTTCTTTGCCCGAGTCAGATACTTCATCATCTGTGCGTACTTTAACGGATTCATTACTCTCCTAACATTCTAGCAATACCGCCTGCTGCGTAATCATAATCTTCTCCGGTCATCTCACCTTGTCTTCTAATTACTGCATCTGATTGAGCCTCAGGATCTTCTGTTATTCTTCTAGCCTTATCTTTTCTTTTTTTGTTTTGAACAATCTCTCTGATCGTAGGTCCTTTGCCTGTTGCAAATTCTTTTAGTTTCGATACATCAGAATCAAGATCACTGATACTAGAACCACCGATCTCATCGACTTCTAATTCATAATCATCTGGTCCATATCTTCTACCAACCGGACCTGACTCTGCTGTAGAAAACTCTGCTGCAGGTCTTGGTGCTCCTTCATCAGGTAATGGTTTTTTATATTGTAATTGAACTGGATCTTCAAAAACATTTGCATCACTCTCATACTCAACTCTTACAGCACCGTCATCGACGTCCTCTGTAACTCGAACCACGGAACCATCGTCAAGTGTTTTCTGGTGAATAGATTGTCTTTCACCTGTTGCAAATTTTTTAGTGACATCGTCACCCTCTGTAATAACCTTGTTAACTAATGCATCAAACCATTCTGGTTTACCAGCAACATTGTCTGTTTTAATAATTGGCACGCTCTTAATACCTTTTGCAGTTTTAATTGGTTTTAAAAATTTACCAACAATAGGTATTGCTGCAAGACCACCAAGTAATTTTAAGAACGTTCTTCTAGTCATTCCTGATCCTTCTTTTAAACCAAGACGTGCTATACCACCTTGTGCCATTGGCAGGTCATCCTCGTATTTTTTCATAAGCCCAGTAAACGCTTCATCATAAAGATCTATTTGTTGTTTTTGATCTAAATCATAAAAATCTTTACCAAATTTTTTATCTGCTAAATCTTCTGCAACAAGTTGTGCATTATATTTTCTATCTCCTTTTACAAATCCTGGTGAGGCATTGTCGACTGCGTCTTCAACCATTTTTTTATTTTTTATTCTAGCGGCACTCTCTTTGTTTTTTCTGCTTAATCTTTCAGCGATCTCTGCCTCTGTTTCAGCTTGCTTACCTCCCATGATCTTGGATCGTGGGTCTATCTCTTTACCCTCTAGATCCATGATCTTTGCAGATTTTGTAGACGTAATTCCTTGTTGCACGTTTCTTGGTGCCTCTATTTGATTGATAGCATTCTCAACTTGGTTGGCATTTTTTAATGAGTTTGGATCAATACCACTACGCATTAATCTTTCTGCAGTCATGGCTACATTAAAATCAACTAAATCTTTTTTAGGTAGAGTTCGCATGACTCCGGTTTGATCCTTCATCATTGTTCGTAATACCCATTTTACAACTGCTTTCATTATTTATCTCTTTTCTTTAATTTTTGTATAGAGCCTCTTTGATAATCTCGTTCGGCTAATTTTTTATTTTTAGTTCCAACTATATAACCATACTTTTGAATTTGTTTTTTAAGTTGATTGTTGGTCATGTTTTGAATATCAATGTAATCTTCCACATCTAAAATTTCTTTGTCCATAACTTTACTTTTACCAGTCATAGAGTCTTTCATTTTAAATTTTGGAAATTTAAATTTATCTTTTAATCTTAATCTTCTGGTTTCTCTCACAAGTTTTAAAAGTTTATCTGCTTTGTCAGCTTTAGAAGCTGCAAGTTTTGCAACTAATCCTGCACCAACGAAGCCCTGTCTGTGATATTTGTTTGCCATTAATAATAGTTCCTTTTACGTTGGCCGATTTTTTCATCGACATAATCTTCAGGGTGTCCGATCAGACCGCCCTGTCTGAATCGCATGATTGCTTGTGTTGTACTATCAACCAAGTCGTCATGATCACCATAAGGAAACGCAGCGCATTCTTCAATGACGTCATCTGCAAATTTCTGCTCAGGCGCCCATATCATACCAGATTCGAACAAAGGTGCAACTGCATTTACACGTGCGTGCTTATCATTTCCTTTTGACGGAGTGAAGTTCACAACAGGTATATCCATGTTCCGTAATTCATAGGTCAGTGGCAAACCTGATGCTTTAGCCTCAACAATAACCGATTCTGGTTGCCAATATTTATATTGATCTAATGCCAGACGCCTTAGTTCTGGAAACTCATACCGACCTTTGATGGCATCTAATAATATTAAATTAGCACCTGAATCTTCATCAGGATAGAATATTCCCCATGTAGTAATAGCTGAGTAATCAGCTGTCTCTTTTTTTAAAAACGCTGTGTCATAAGATTGTATAACGTGATGTAGTTGTGGAATTGTTTCACCTGTATAAGTTCTCCACCATTCACGTTTTAATATTGCACCTTCTTCACTAGTTGGATTTTGCATCCACTGTGCATTCCATTTGCCCGTGGGCAGTGTTGCTTGAACCTTCTCTAATTCATCTAGTTTCCAATACTCAGGCCAAACTGGTTTAGGCTTTGATCCTTGATCCATGATTGCTGGAAACTCGACCACGTCCCACTGATCAGCTTTAGGTTCTTTCTGATTTTGTATCAGTTTACCTGTCAAATCCTTGTTAGACCATCGAGTCATTACTAAAATAATTTTACCACCAGGTTGTAAACGCTGACGTGGTCCTGATGTATACCACTCGTAAGCAGACTCTAATGCTGTTGGGGACATTGCATCTTGCTCACTATGTGGGTCATCTATGATTAATAAGTCCGCACCACGACCAGTGATTGCTCCACCCACACCAGCTGCAAAGTATTCTCCGCCTTGTGCCGTTTCCCATCGTCCGGCTGCTTTACTATCTTCTTGTAATCTTGTTTGAAAAATCTTGCCGTAGTCCTCACTATCAATTAGGTTCTTGGCTTTACGACCAAACCTTACGGCGAGTTCGCCAGTGTGCGTTGCTTGAATAATCTTGAGTTTTGGATCACGGCCCACCATCCATGCTGGCAAAAGATAAGATGCAAACTCTGACTTTGTGTGCCTTGGTGGCATGTTAACTATCAAACGATTTATTTCGCCCGTAGCTAATTTATTAAATTTTTCTGCAATGTGCCTGTGGTGGGACCCCTCTATAAAATCGGGCCACATACATTTGACAAAGGACAAGAAATCATCTTTAGCTTTGTTTTGTATTTTTTTTTCAGCATGCATTACTTGCAGCTGTTTATATTTCCTACGGACGTCTGCAGGTAATTTACTTATATCTATATTATTCAATTCCATAAAAATTTTTTAAAAAATTTTTTGCACTATGTTTAAAGTGTTCGATATGTTTTTACCAGGTATAACTGTCTAAATCAAGCAATACAACCTAGAGTAGTGGGACCCCTTTTGTGTAAAAGGGGGGATAGGGTCTAAGTTATTTACGATGTTTGGATTTGGTTTGGGACCCATGGCGGTTGTCTGTGTTAACCCGCCATGGGTTAGAGAGTTAATCTAGTAAGACCATGTATTGTTTAGGAAAGTATTTTTGAAACCATGTAATGCCTTTACGCATTGTGTCGTAGTCTTCAGCTTGTTCACTACCCATGATTACATCATACACAGCAACAGCAAACCAAGGCAATAAAGCTGGTTCATTGCTAAATCTATTACGAACAATAATTAGTTCTTTAAATTTATCTGCTTTCTGTTTGAAATAATTTGCCTTGAATGGCATCTTATATTCTTTGCTGTCCCATTTAATTGTTTCTATTTCATCTGTCATATCTTGGATAATATAGGATAAGTCAAGCATTGTCAATAGCCTCAATCTTAATATTTGTATATGGGTCGCCTCTCCAATTAGTAGCCTTTTCTTTAACTACATTGATCGGAGTTTCCATAGCCTCGGTCCTTGGGTGGAGTCTAATGAATTCTTCCCAATGTGCATACAAGAAATCAGTATAACAACCTTGACTACAAAAGTGTGAAAAGTAATTTCTTGCGTTCCATGATGTTTGTTTTATTTTTCTAGTCCTCAATACCTTAGAACCTTGGACACCTCTTATCCTGTCCTGTGTATGATTAGTATGACACTTAGGACCATGACACCAATTATAATCAGTCATAACTTGGCACCGAATAAAAGATTGTCATAAAACCACCAAAGAAAATAAGCACCGGTACAACACCAAAGCCACCTCTCAAGGACATTGCAAGAGCGATAATGCAAACTGCAAATCCTAGTATTATCATTATTAATCTTCCTAATAAGTCAGCCATTAATGCCTCACTTTCCAACTTGTAGTTGCAGTTCTATAACCATGACTATCTAAGTCATAATAAACATAATAAGGAACACCTTTTTTAGATGTACCATATCTGCTTTTTTCGTCATGCTTACCTTGTCTTGTTATGTGCTTCTTATGTTTAGAAGCCCAATAAGTTATGTAAAATGTTTTAGTCATATTTATTTCTCTCTTTCTATGGGTATCCTATATTAAATAGGATACCCTGTCAATAGTCTAATTTAAACTATTTTGTTGTGCTTGGAGTAATTGTTTTGCAATAGCAATTTTCTCATCTCTAGTTTGTTCAACCTCATCAGTTAAAAGATCAGCTAGATTAGTCGGACTATAAATAGATAATGCCATTGAACTACTTTCATTCAATACACTTTCATTTAGTACAACACCTAATTTATCAGCTAACTCTTTTGCTTGGTCAAAGTATCTATAAGACTTTAAACCCATTCGTA